GCTCTACTCCCGGACGGGCGCATTTCCGTTGAGGTCATTGACGCTAGACCGGGGACCGCATGGTTGGGGGAGCGGCTCCAAGAGATTGCACGCCGCCACCGGGCGGAAGTAATCATTGGCTCCAATGGTCCTCTTGCGTTTCTCATTGAGGAGCTCACGCGGGCGGGCGTCCGGGTTAGCGCGGCAGGGACCGGGGATTATGCGGCGGCGGGTGACCGTTTCCGCACATTGGTTATGGAGCGGCGGATTGCCCACCAAGCGGACCCGCGGCTAGACATGGCGGTTGACGCCATTGACGTCCATTCCGGGGTTAATCGTGCCGTGTGGCGGAGGTCCCGTGGGGCCGGGGACGTTGACGTTTCGCCCCTAATCGCGGTGTCTTTTGCGGCGTGGAAAGCGGCGACACCGCCGCCCAAGCCCCAATTCATAAGGCTAGATTCTTAAAATTCTAGGTGCGTCCGCAGAATTACAACCATGACATTTTGGGACCGCGCAAACGGGTTAATTTCCCGGGCGGAAATTAACGCGGAGATCACCCGCGCCGCCGCTGCCAATCCCGCTCCGCACATGATGACCGCCGGGTTAGTTCCGTCGTGGTCCGATTTCTCGGAGTTTGCGGAGCTCTCCGCCATGCAGATTCCCGCGTTTACCCGCGGTCTTAGGCTCATTACGGGCACGGTTGCCCAACTCCCGTTGGTGCAATGGCGCGACGGGCAGCGGGTCCCAAATCCATTCTTTGCACAACCCGAGCCGGACCGCACCGCGTGGGTCTCAATGCAGCGGACAACCCGTGACCTTGTGCTCCGTGGCCGCGCTTATTGGCTAGTGCTTGCGACGGACGCCGCGGGCTACCCCGCCCGGGTCCGTGTCCTAGATGCGGGGGACGTTTCCGAGAATCTCATCAACCGTGACCACGTGACCATTAAGGGCAAGGACTACCCCGTTTCCCACCCCGCCGGGCCGGGGACAAACGTTGGCTCCGTCATTGTCTTTACGGGCTATAAGGACGGGGTGCTAGTTGTCGGGCGTGACGCCATTGACACCGCCCTTGCCATTGAGGACGCCGCCCGCAACATTGCCAATTCTCCGCTCCCGTCCGTTGTCCTCAAAAACAATGGCGCGGACCTTTCCCGGGAGGAAGTCCTCGGGCTCCTCACCGATTGGGAGGCGTCCCGCCGGGAGCGTGCCACGGCTTATCTCAACTCCGTTATTTCCGCGGACGCCATGGGGTGGAATTCGGCGGAGCTCCAACTTGTGGAGGCCCGGAACATTTCCGCCGTGCAGATTGCGCGGGTCCTCGGGCTTGACCCCATGTGGGTTGGTGCGGGTGTCTCGGGTTCTTCGATCACCTACGCCAACCGGGTTGACGCCCGCAAGGACCTTATTGGTCTCACGCTCACGGACTACATGGTCCCCATTGAGCAACGGTTGTCAATGCGCGATTGCACGCCAACCGTGACCAACAACCGCGTCCGCTTTGACACCGCGGAATTTCTCCGGGCAAGTGTCACCGAGCTCACCGGGATTATCTCCACACTCTTGCCGCTTGGCGTCATTGACGTTGAACGCGCCCAATCCATCCTTGCCGACAACGGAGACTTTTAATGCAGACAACCGACTTGGCCCTCACCCTCTCAATCCGAGAGGAAACCCCCGCGGACGGAATCGCCGCAACGCTTGACGGAATCGCCGTGCCCTATGGCTCGGAGATTGACCTTGGCGGGGTGCGGGAGGTTTTCGCCGCGGGAGCATTTGACCCGGCGGAGGTAATCGGGCGTCCGTTGTGTTGGCGTCACGATGAGCCCATAGGCAAGATCACCGACGCCCGCAATGAGGACGGCGGACTTATCGTTACCGCCGAAATTGCGGACACAACGCTTGGCAGGGACGCAAGCGCATTGGTGCGTTCCGGGGCGGTTTCGGGCTTGTCCGTGGGTTTTGAGCCCGTTGAGGATTCATGGGACCGCGGCAAGACCATTGTCACCCGGGCTAAGGCCCGGCTCCGTGAGCTTTCGCTCACTCACCTACCCGCTTATGCCCAAGCCGGGGTAAGCGTAATCCGAGAGGAAGAAACAACTATGTCCGTTGAGACCGTTGAGGAGACCCCGGCGGTCTCCTCAGATTTCGCCACCCGTGAGGACCTCGTGGCCCTCCGTGACCGCGTGGCAAGCATTACCGTTATTGAGCGTGAGGTTGCCGCCCCGTCCATGGAGGATTACCTCCGTGATTCCGGCAAGCGACTTGTCACCCGCGCATGGACCAACGTCACCCTTGACGGCACCGCCGCGGACGTCACCCCGCTCCCGGTTGGTATTGCCAACTTTGTTAATGCGGGTCGCCCGCTTGTCTCGGCAATCGGTGTCTCACCGCTCGCCGCGGAGGGCATGGACGCCGCATGGATGCTTGACAAGACCCCGCCCACGGTTTCTGTGCAGTCCGGCGAAAAGACCGAGATTGCAAGCACGGTCCCCGCGGGCGAGCTTGTCAAGGCTCCCGTTGTCACCTACGCGGGCGGCAATGACGTTTCATTGCAGTTCATCGCCCGTGCATCGGTTTGGGATTACTCCCACCTCATGGCCCTTTATGCCCGTGAGTACGCCCGCGCCACCAATGCCGCGGTTGCAACCTCCATGGCGGCAGCAACTCAGATCATGAGCGTTCCGGCAGCACTCACCGCGGACATTCTCGGTGGTCTGCTCGGAAAGGGTGCCGCGGACATTGTGGCGGGCACGGGTAACACTCCGTCCGCCATCGTCCTTGACCCGTCGCTTTTCTTTAAGTTCGCCGTGGTCACGGGTAACGGTTTCCCGCTTGCGGGCGGCAACGTGGGCAACGCGGACCTCTCGGGTCTTTCGTTCACCGCGTTTGGCCTGCCGTTTGTGTGTGACCCCACCATTGTTGGCGGTTACATGTTTGACCGCTCGGCAATCGGAATCAAGGAAAACCCGGGTGCGCCGCTTTCGATCACGGTAAACGTTCCGAGCAAGCTCGGCATTGACTATGCGGTGTATGGATTCCTTTCTCACAAGGTCCTCAACGCCGCGGGCATTGTCAAGGTTGTTGGGGTTGCTCCCACCTCCAAGTAACCAAAAACTCCCGGTGAGCTAGGTCTCCCGGGACCCCCGGTGGGGCGGTCTTTACTCCCGTTTGGGCCGTCCCACCCCCTCTCTTAGAAAGGACAAGCGTCATGGCATGGGCCACCGTTGAGGACGTCGCAACCCATTTGGGTATGCCCACGGACTCCCGCATGGACTCTTGTCTTGCCGCTTCGCTCGCTTTCTGCCACCGCGCCCGCCATGACCTAGACCCCGAGGTCCCCGCAAAGGGGGACGTCCACCTTGCCGTGGTGCTTTATGCGTCACTCCTCTACCGGGAGCGCACAACCCCAATGGGCTTTGCCACCTATGAGGAACTAGACACAACCGTTGGCGACATTGGCGGGGCCATGACCAACATTTACCGACTCTTGGGCACCCGCCGCCCGGTGGCGTTTTGAGCGCGTCCGCCGAATTTGACGCATGGGCGGCGGAGCTCGCAACCGCGCTAGACATGCACGTTACCCGTGACCCGGACCTAATCCACCCGCCGTGCGTATTCATTGACACGCCCGCCATTGAGGGGCGCACCCTTCACGCCACCCGCTACACCGTCCCCGTGTTTCTTGTCGCCATGGGAGTTGGGCGGCAGGCGGGGGACTACCTCCTAAACAACGGGGACAAATTTCTTGCCGCCATTTCGGAGGCAAGCGCGGACCCACGTGTCCTCACAATCGGGGACATTCCGTACCCCACTCTCCATGTCGCAAAACAAATCACAATCACAAGGGAGCACTAATGCCAATCGTTGACTCACGGCAGGGCGTGGGAGTCCTCACCCTCGGGACCAAGGACTACTCCGCGCAGATTTCCAACGTCCGACTCACCCCCAACCATGAGACCGAGGACGGCACCAAGACTCTTGGTTTCCCCAACCCGGCTCCGCTCGCAACCACTACTTGGGCTCTTGCGGGCTCGGCAATTCAGGATTGGGAGGACAAGACCGGGTTTGTGCGTTTCTGCATTGACAACAACAACACGGAGGTCCCCTTTGAGTGGACTCCGAACAATGGCAAAGCGTTTAGCGCGTCGGGCCGTTGTCAGGTGCTCGCCGTAGAGCTCGGCGGTGACGTTGACGTACAGGCAACAACGGACTTTGAGTTTGCCGTTATCGGTGAAATTACGTGGTCCGACACCGCCCCGGCCACCACCAAGGCCACCACCAAGGCCACCACAACTCCGTAACCACAACCGACAAAGCGGGAGACAACATGTTTACGCAAGAAATGACCGTCACCTACCGGGACGGGCGCAAGGAAACCGTAACAACCTCACAAGCGGACATTAAGAGTTTTGAGTTGTGGGCATTGCAGCGGGGAATCTACGCCCGGCCCGGCGGGTCGCTCATGAGTGACGCCCCAATTTTGTTCATGCGTGTTGCGGCGTGGTCCGCAACTTTCCGCACAAGCGGCCAGCGCATCGACTTTGAGACTTGGGACGGCACCGTTGAGGACGTCACGCCCGAGGGTGACGCGGTGGTTGCGGACCCTTTCCCCGAACCCACCCCGGGTGGGGTATCGGTGTCCTAGCGGCGGCAACCGGGATTGCGCCAAGCGTGTTGTGGGCGGAGGACCCCCGGGACCTCGCAACGCTCATGGAGGTATTAGCGGAAAGAGCCAAGAAATGAGAGGAGGCCCGGGCCGTGGCAAGTAGGCAAGGCACATTTCAAATGTACGTTGACACGGACGGGCTTGAGGACGTCCGGCGGACTTTGGACCTCATCGCCAAAGAGGACCTCAACGTTGCCAAGCGTGAGCTCCGTCAGGGCACCAAGCGCATTGCGGAGGAGCGGCTTATCCCCGCTCTCCACATGGGGGCCAACTCCTCCGGGGTCCCCATTGCACCCGCGTTGGCTAAGACCGCCCGTGCTCGCACGGACCGCGTTGTCACGGTCCGCATTGGTTCCGTTAACCCCAAGCTCTCCGGGTTTAAGCGCGGCAAGGCGGGCAAGCGCGGTGGGCGTGAACTACTCAACCCAAGCACCCGCCCCAACTCCAAGACCCCCCAAAAGGCTTATTCCCAAGAGCAACGGACAACGCTCGCTTTTGGTTCGGACCGTGGCCCCCACCCGTCCAACCCGGTCAACCATTACGGGGTGCCGCGGAGCACCCGGGGCCATTGGGTTTTGCCCACCGTGATTGCCAACGGGACATGGGAGTCCGTCGCCACCGCTTATGAGGAGCTCCTCAACCAACTCCTCCGAGATTATGGGAAGTATCGCTAATGGGTATGCCCGGCATTGTCATTCAGGTTGCCGCGGAGACCAAGGACGCCATTGACGGAATCAACCGCGTAAACAAAGCCCTTGGCGACGATTCCGGGATGACCAAGTTTAAGAACGGGGTCCAATCCGCGTTTGTCCCCGCTGCCGCCGCGCTCGGTGCGCTCGGGGTTGCCGCTTGGGATTTCTCCAAGGCCGCAATGGAGGACCAAAAGAGTGCCGCCCTCCTAGCGCAATCGCTCACCAAGACCACGGGCGCAAGCAAGGCGCAAATTGCCGCCACGGAGGAATGGATTTCCGCCCAAGGCAAGGCACTTGGGGTGGCGGACGACAAGCTCCGCCCGGCTCTACAGACACTAGCTTTGGCAACCGGGGACGTTGCTAAGGCCCAAGAGCTTGCCGCAATCGCCATGGACATTAGTGCGGCGCGGGGTGTTGACGTTGAGGCCGCATCTAAGGCCATGGCAAAAGCGGCAACGGGAAACACGGCGGCACTAAATAAGCTAATCCCCGGTCTTGACGAGGCCGTCCTAAAATCAGGGGACCTAGCCGCAATCCAAGCGGAGGTTGCCAAAAAGGTTGGCGGCTCCGCTGCCACCGCCGCCAATACTGCCGCCGGCAAAATGGAGCGCATGGCCCTTGCCATTGGTGAGGCAAAAGAGGGCATAGGCGCGGCACTCCTCCCGCTCATTGAGAAATTCCTCCCGTACCTCCAAGGCATGGCGGAATGGGCGCAAGAAAACGCGGACGTCCTCTTTAAGCTCGGCGTGGTTGTCGGGGGAGTGGCGGGCGCAATCGTCGCCGCAAACGT